TCACCCTAAGCTATACATTGATACGTTGTGTATGGCGCGGGCGTTACACGGGGTCGAGGCGGGCGGTTCGCTCAAAGCACTTGCCGCCATGTACGACATTGGAGAAAAAGGCGACGAAGTCCTAAACGCTCTTGGCAAGCATAGGGCGGACTTTACCGAAGAAGAGCTTAGTAGATATGGAGACTACTGTGTTAACGATGTCGAACTGACCTACCGGCTGTTCAACATATTTAGGCGTAACCGCAAGTTCCCCGAGCGCGAGCTTAAGATCATCGACATGACGCTACGCATGTTTATCGATCCGGTGTTGGAGCTGGACTGGATGAGACTTGAAGGACACTTGGGGGCTTTGAAGTTACAGAAAGATAAGCTGCTAGAAGAGTGTGGGGTGGACAAGGACAGCCTGATGTCGAACCCGAAGTTCGCGGTGGCACTGCAAACACTGGGGGTTACTCCCCCCACTAAAACTTCCATCCGTACAGGCAAGGAGGCGTTTGCGTTTGCCAAGAACGACGAGGGGTTTAAGGCATTACAGGAACACGAGGACTCAAGAGTGCAGGCGCTACACGCAGCTAGGGTCGGGCTAAAAAGCACGTTAGAGGAAACACGTACGGAGAGGTTCTTAGACATTGCGATGCGGGGGACGCTACCCGTACCCATAAAATACTACGCTGCACACACTGGGCGTTGGGGTGGGTCCGACCGGATAAACCTGCAGAACCTACCTAGCCGCGGGACAAATGCTAAGGTGCTAAAGTCCTGCATCGTGGCCCCAACGGGGTACACCCTAATACAAGCAGACTCAGCACAGATTGAAGCGCGAGTGCTCGCGTGGCTGGCGCAGCAAGAAGACCTCGTGTTGGCGTTTACCCGAGGCGAGGATGTGTACAAGAAAATGGCAGCGGTGATCTACACCAAAGAGGAAGGAGAGATCACTGACCAAGAACGGTTTGTAGGTAAGTCCGTCATACTTGGTTGTGGGTATGGTATGGGGGCGGATAAGTTCCGCGCACAGCTGCAAGGGTTCGGCACAGAGTTGAGCGAGAAGGAGGCTAAACGGATTGTATCGGTGTACAGGGAAACCAACGAGAACATCGTTGAGCTGTGGAAGGAAGCACAGAATTGTTTAATGCACATGTATCAGGGGTACGAATCCACGTTGGGCCGCGCCGGGGTGCTGGAGGTGGTGCCTAACCTCACTGCCATCAAGCTACCGTCTGAGCTGATGATGTACTACACAGACCTTACCGCGGACGATACGGATAAGGGTGTGCAGTTCTCGTACAAGACCAGAGAGGGGTACATAAAACTGTACGGGGGGAAGGTAACGGAGAACGTCTGCCAAGCGATTGCACGTTGCATAATGGCAGAGCAGATGCTGCAAATAGCCAAGAAGTACCGTGTTTTACTTACCGTACACGATTCGGTAGTATGCTGTGTGAGAGACACGGAAGTAGAGGAAGCAGCTACTTATGTGGATTCTTGTATGCGGTTCACTCCGCACTGGGCAGATGGTCTCCCAGTTCGCGGTGACGTGGAAACCGGCAAGAACTACGGAGAGTGCGTTAAGTGGAAACCAAAACTGTAAATGATACAAAGGTCACATGGTCGTTCAGCAGTATTAAGATGTTCGACCAGTGTCCTAAGAAATACTACCATCTAAAAGTAGCGAAGGATTACACAGAAGATTTTAACAACCAAGTTATCTTGTACGGTAACGAGTTTCATAAAGCAGCGGAAGACTACGTATCAAAAGCAAAAGCAGAGCTGGACCCTCGATTTGCCTACGCAAAGGCAGCACTCGATAAGCTAGCGGAGATGCCGGGGGATAAACTCTGCGAGTTTAAAATGGGGCTAACAGAAAGGTTGGAACCCTGCGACTTTTACGCAAAAGATGTTTGGTACAGAGGAATAGCGGACTTGTTGATTATCGACAAGGCCGCGGGTGTAGCTAAAGTAATTGACTATAAAACAGGAAAGTCCGCACGGTATGCGGATAAGGGCCAGCTTGAACTGATGGCGTTGTGCGTGTTCAAGCATTTCCCGGATATAAAAGTAGTTAAAGCGGGGCTGTTGTTCGTTGTGTGCAATGCGTTTGTCAAAGAAGTGTACACCGTGGAAAAACAATCGGCGCTGTGGCAGAAGTGGATGATGATGTACGGCGGTTTGGAGCGGGCTTTTTCCAACGACGTGTGGAACGCCAAGCCCACCGGGCTGTGTCGGGCGCACTGTGTAGTATTGGAATGTCCCCATAATGGCAAACGGTAATTGGAGGTAGGTGAGATGCCTTACGTAAACAAAGATAGGCCCTACAAAAAAGAGTACCAACAGCAGAAAGAGCGTGGAGAACACGCTGACCGTATGGAGCGACAGCGAGCTAGACGCGCTGTAGACAAAAACGGAGCAGACAAGAACGGGAACGGCAAAGCGGATAAGCGCGAAGGTAAAGATGTTAGCCACAACAAACCGCTTAGCCGCGGGGGCACGAACAAAGACGGGTACAAGATAGAAAGTAGCAGTAAAAATAGAGCTAGAAACTATAAAAAATAAAAGTGAGTTATAGAAAATAAAGGTGAGTGATGCAAGTTATAGACAACAGGGGGTTACTTCTTCGCGTTCGTAACCCCGAAAAAATATTAGCTGCTATACCGACCAGTAGGAAATTAGACAACAACAACGTGTTGGTGCGATGGGGCGTGGACGAATCCCGTGTGTTACGCAATATGAACATACGGGACGTGCCCTCCCCCATCATAGGGAAATACAATTGGCCGGGAATGCATGCACCGTTTGAGCACCAGAAAACAACCGCTGCGTTCCTTACGATGCACCCTAGAGCCTTTTGTTTCAACGAACAAGGCACAGGCAAGACCGGGTCTGCGATATGGGCATCCGATTTCTTGATGAAAGAGCGGCTGGTCAAACGTGTTTTGATTGTGTGCCCAGTGTCTATTATGGATTCGGCATGGAGAGCGGACCTCTTTAAGTTCGCCATGCACCGTACTGTGGACATTGCCCACGGCAGTAAAGCCAAGCGAATAGACATCATCACGAGTGGTGCCGAGTACGTTGTCATAAATTACGACGGCGTTGAAATCGTAAAAGACTACCTAGCTGCGGCCAAGTTCGACCTCATCATCGTGGATGAGGCTACCCACTACAAAAACGCACAGACAAAACGATGGAAAGCCCTGAACAGTTTGGTGAATCCAAGTACATGGCTGTGGTTGATGACGGGGACTCCGGCGGCTCAATCGCCAGTGGATGCTTACGGGCTAGCTAAACTTGTTGCACCCAAGAACGTACCTCAATTTTTTGGCGCGTTTAAGAGCATGGTAATGGTTCAACTCACTCCGTTTAAGTGGGTGCCGAGAACAAACGCGGTCGACATAGTCTTCAATGCCCTGCAACCGGCCATCCGGTTTACCAAAGATCAGTGTCTGGACTTGCCTGAGATGACCTATGTTAAGCGGGAAGTAGAACTGACCGCCCAACAGAAGAAGTACTATCTGGACATCAAAGAAGACTTGATGGCGGTAGTGGCGGGGGAGCAGATATCCGCGGTTAACGCTGCAGTAAGCATGAATAAGCTATTACAGATAGCCTGCGGAGCGGTGTATACCGACAACGGAGAGGTAGTAGAGTTCGACATAAAGAATCGATACAACGTGCTGAAGGAGGTGATAGCGGAGTCCAGCCAAAAAGTACTGATATTCGTCCCCTTCCGGCACGTAATAAATATACTGGCAGCTAAGCTTTCAAAAGACGGGGTCACTAACGAGATCATACAGGGGGATGTGTCCCCGGCTAAACGGACTGAGATATTTAAAAAATTTCAGGAAACGCCCGAGCCGCAGGTGCTCATCATCCAACCACAAGCAGCGGCCCACGGGGTTACCCTCACTGCCGCAAACACGATTGTATGGTGGTCTCCAGTATCTTCCTTGGAAACGTACGCACAGGCTAACGCCAGAGTGCATAGAGCGGGGCAGAAACACCCGTGTACAGTGGTGCGGCTGCAAGGCTCTAAAGTAGAGAAGCATATATACAGAATGCTGGACGAAAGAATCGACGTGCATTCAAAAATAATAGACTTGTACAAACATGTACTTGACGAGTAAGCATACAACATTAAACTTGACCATACTTAACTATAGTGATATAAACTTAGTTTTACATGTAGTATAATTTAGGAGTACTGACGTGGACGTAGAGGGCAACATAGACCTTGATCGGGTAGTGTCGGCTTATATAAAGCTTAGGGATAAGAAGAGAGACTTAGCTACCGAGTTTGAAGCGCAGGGAGCTGTACTAGATACGAAGATGCAAATGTTGGAAAAGGCATTACTTGAGTACTGTGAGTCTAGCGGGGCGGAGTCCGTCCGTACAGACTCAGGTACTTTTTACCGGTCGATACGCGCCAAGTATTGGACATCCGACTGGGAAGCCATGAACCGGTTCATCATTAAACATGAAGTACCCGAGTTATTGGAGAAAAGAGTCCATCAAGGGAACATGAAACAGTTCCTAGAAGACCACCCCGACCTGCTACCACCGGGGCTAAATCGTGATAGCGAATACACTGTGACTGTGCGGAGAAAAAAATGACAGTTGGGTACGTTTCGTTTGAGGAACTAGCTAAGCACTTGTCAGTTAAGGTCACTACTGTGCGTGACTGGGTAGCTAAAGGGCATATACCAAAACAGAC